GCGCCATGGCTCAGGCGGAGGCGGCTGCCGCCCGGTACGCAGGCACGCTGCGGGGCAAGCTCGCCAGCGCCGTGCAGTCGGTGCGCGCAGGTTTCAGTGGGGGGGGAGGCGGGGGGGCTGGCGGAGGGGGGCCGGGTCTCATCGCGCGCCTGGCGGACTTCCGCACGCAGGTGCAGCTGCTCGCGGGCAGCGCCGTCGTCGTGGGCGTCAAGCGCCTGGTCGACGGCATCGGCGACATCGGCGAGAGCGCCCAGCGGCTCGGGGTCACGACCGACCAGTTCCAGCGCCTGAAGGTGCTCGCCGATCAGAACGGATCGAGCGTCGAGGGACTCGGCACCGCCTTCCGCACGCTCTCCAACAGCGCGGTCCAGCCGACGAAGGAGTCGACGGCGGCCTTTGCCAAGCTCGGCGTCAGCACGAAGGACGCCAGCGGGCAATTCAAGAGCACCAACGATCTGTTCTTCGATGTCGCTGCCGCGCTCGCGAACGTCGGCAACGAGACGGAGCGATCCGCGCTCGCGCAGGATCTGCTCGGGCGTAGCGCCCAGGAGCTGAAGCCGCTCTTTGCCAATGGCGCAGAGGGCGTCGCGAAGATGCGCAAGGAGCTCGGCGCCCTAAGCGTGCTGTCGGACGAGACGATCGCTCAGGCGGACGCGCTGTCGGACTCGTGGAAGACGGTCGGCCCATCGCTGCTCTCCGCGGCCGAGCCGCTGCTCAAGCTGCTGCTCCCAGCGCTCAAGCTGCTCACCGAGGCCATGAGCAAGGGCATCGAGTGGCTGGGCAAGTTCCTGAAGCAGACGGACTTCGTCTCGGTCGCTCTCACGGCGCTCGGCGGCGTCTTCGTCACGCGGCTCCTGCCGCAGCTGAGCGTGATGGTGACGCTGGGGGGCGGCGCCACCAAGGTCATGACCGGCATGGCCCTGGCCGCCGGCAGAGCGGCGCTCGCCTTCCTCGCCTGGGCCATCCCCGCCGCGATCATCGAGGACTTCATCGGCTTCCTGCGAGGCGACGAGTCCGCGATCGGCAAGACGCTCGACATGGTCTTCGGCAAGGGCGCCAGCACGGGCGTCATCGAGGCACTCGGCAAGGCGTGGGACTTGCTCGCCTCGGCAGTGAAGCGGGTGCTCGAGGCGATGCACTTGTTCAAGCCGGGGGATGAATCTCTCGAGCAGCGGCAGCGCGCGGATGAGACTTGGCAAGGGTCGAATTTCCAGCGCAAGATCGTCCCGGGGCTCAAGCTCTTCGCGGACCTGGTCGCGCCCGGGCTCGGCACACTCGGGGGTAAGGCCGCCGACTGGATCGGCTCCTCCACGGCGTCCGCTGGGTACGGGCAGAGCGTCGACTACGGCACGATGGCCGCGCCGGGTCCGGCGATGAGCAGTAGCGAGCCGAACCTCAGCATCGGCGACACGCACATCGAGATCACCATGAGCCCGAGCGCCTCGGCTCCCGACGTGGGCCGGGCTGTGAGCTCGGCCCTCTCGTCCGATCGCGACCAACTCATGTCGACGTATCAGAGCTACTGATGGCCGACGACCTCATCCAGTTCGACGGCGGGGTGCTGGTCGCGGACCTCTTGCAGGAGTCCACCGTCACGGACGCGTCCGAGCTCACGCAGTACGCCATCGAGGACGGGTCCTTCATCAGCGACCACGTCATCCGCCAACCGCAGACTCTCTCGCTCACGCTGGTGCAGACCGAGACCCCCATCAGCGAGACCACGGGCTTCACCCGCACCCTGCAGGCGCTCGGCTTCCAAGCGCGCCCGGGCGCGACGCAGGACGGCAAGGCGCCCATCCGGCAGTCCGAGTTCCGCCCCGCTCCGCTGCTCGCGCTCTCTGCCGGGGTAAAGAACCTCCTCTTTGGCGGGCCACCGAAGGAGGTGAGCTGGACCGGCGCCAAGAGCGACGAGCCGCCCGCGACCAAGCAGCTCCAGGTGCACGTCCTGTCCGCGGGCGCCCCCGTCGCACGCGTGAACGAGTTCCACGACGCGCTGCTCGATCTGCTCACGTCCGCCACGCCCTGCATCGTGACCGTGAAGGGCAAGGGCTACGTCGATCTGGTGCTGACCAGCGTGGGTCGCACGGACGCGCAGGGGCAGGCGGGCAAGGCGAGCTTCCGGGTGGAGTTCAAGCAGGTGGCCACGGTCGAGACCAAGACCGTGAACCTGCCGCCGGTGCCGAAAGCCAAGGCGCCGAAAGCACTGCCGCCGAAGCCAGCGGAGGTGACGCCGCCCGTCACTGAGAAGAAGGTCACCGCCTCGCTACAGGCCATTCGCGCGGTCAGAGATCTAGTGAAGGGAGCGACGGGCGGATGAGCTTCATCATCCCTACCCTGTCCGGCGCCGATGCCGTGGAGGCCTACGACCAGCGCACCGCGCTCGAGGGGACCGAATACCTGTGGTCCTTCCGCTACAACCTGCGCCGCGAGCTGTGGAGCTTCTCCATCGTCGCGCTCGACGGGACGCCCATCCTCACGGGGCAGACCGTGCACGTGGGCATCGCGCTCAACCGTCGCGCCGTCCGAGGCCCGCCCGGGGTGCTGCTGGCCATCAGCGAGACGGACGACATCGAGCCGCCCGGGCTGTACGAGCTCGGCGCCCGGGTCAAGCTCTGCTACCTGAGCGAGGCCGAAGTGGCCGAGCTGGAGTCGACATGAGGGCGGCCACGTGACGGCATTTCAGCGCGCTTACCACCTCAACATCGGCAGCATCGACATCGATGCGAGCCGGGGCGTGGCACTCAATGCGCTGCGTGTCGTCTTCAGCGTCACGCGCGACGTGAAGCGCCACCCCAATAGCTGCGAGGTCCGCATCTACAACCTGACCCGCACCCACCAGGCTGCGCTCGCCCAGGCGCCCGAGGTGCGGGTGCGGCTCGAGGCGGGGTACGTGGGCGATCTCGGCACCATCTTCGACGGGGATCTGCGCTCGGCCCGGTCGCTGCGGCAAGGGACGGACGTCGTGACGAGCGTCTCGGGCGGCGACGGCGCAACCAAGATCCGCACCGCCCGCATCAACAAGACCTTCACGGCCGGCACCCCCGTGGCGACGGTCATCGCCGAGCTCGGCAAGGCGCTGGGGGTCGGGGCGGGCAACCTGAAGGACTTCGCCGGGGCCCAGCTCCGTAGCGGCAGCAAGACGCTCACCCGCCCGCTCACGCTGCATGGCCCGGTCTTCGACGAGCTGGAGCATGTCACCCGCTCGTGCGGCCTACGCTGGAGCGTGCAGGACTCGGCGCTGCAGCTCCGGGAGGCAGGACTGCCCGTCGGCGACCGGCAGGGGCCACTGCTGCGCTCGGACACGGGCCTCATCGGACAGGTCGAGGTCGAGACCGTGGTCGCTGGCGCAGAGAAGGCCAAGGGCGTCGTCAAGACGAACAAGGCCCTCCAGGCGCAGGGCTTCGGCGCCGGCACCACCAAAGTGACGGGCGTATGCCTGCTGCGGCCGGACCTCATCCCGGGCGTGCCGTTCCGTGTGGAGAGCGAAGCCTTCACCGGCAACCTGGTCTGCACGGGGACGGTGCACAGCGGCGATTCGCACTCGACCGATCAGTGGTCCGTGGAGTGGACCGGGAGGCCTTACCAATGAGGGTATCGACCATCGAAATCGTACGAGACGGCCAATTCGTGAGCGCCATGGGGCATCGCGTGGCCGACCGAGAGGGCGGAGACCGCGAGCTCAAGCGGCGCTGCCTCGAGACCCTCTCGCGCTACGACTGCCCCCCCGACGACATCCGGTTCACGCGGACCATCTCTCCCTCACAGGCCCCGCCCCCGGCAGAGCTGGAGGCTCGGGCGGAGGCGGAGGTTTCGGCCGCGGCTCAGGCGACCGACGCCGTGCCGTCCACGGTGCCGGCTCGGCCCCAGCGAAGCCCGGGCGTGGCGAAGGCCAAAGACAGGGCGAAAGCACGCTGATGGCGAGCTCGCGCGAACCCTCCTGGGGCGAGACCTTGGACGCCGTGCTCGGCGCCCGCCTGCGCTCCGTCCACACCGCCATGATGGGAGAGATCCGCTCCTACTCCGAAGCGGACCAGACTGCGGAGGTGACTCTCGCCGTGCAGCTCGAGACGGCCGACGGCGAGTTCGAGGAGACTGCCCCGCTCGCCGGGGTGCCCGTGCTCTGGCCCGGCGCGTGGGAGGCAGGCGACCGGTGCCTGCTCGTGTTCTGCGAGGAGGCTTTTAGTAAGTGGTTCGACACCGGCAGCGTCGAGCCGCCCGAGGTGCTGCGCCGGCATGGCCTGCATGCGGTCTGCATTCCGATGGTCGCGCCAGCGGGGACAGCCGTGGACTTCGTGGCGCTGGCGAACTTGGTGAGTGCAACGCTTGCGGACCTCGTTACGCGCATCGGTGCGTGGAAGACGGCGATCCTGGCGCTACCAGGCACAACGCCCGTTACCAACGCCACGATGGCGTCGGCCGTCATCGTCGCGCTCGAAACTGCGCTGGAGGGTTGGCCAGGGCCGGTTGCGGCCACCAAGGTAAAAGCGAGGTGACGCCATGCCCGTAATCGGCGACCTGCAGCTCAGCGCGGACGGCCGTGAAATCCTGCTCACGAGCGGGGCCGCCATGGCGCTGCAGCAAATCAAGGTCGGCGCGCAGATCTGGACCGGCACCATCGGTTGGGATCCGGACGCGGGCCTGCCGATGCTGGGCACCATCCTGGTGAAGGGCCCGGACTTCCGCGTCATCACCCAGATCTTCCGCTCGTTCTTGCTGTCCACGGCGGGTGTCGAGTCCGTGGACGAGCTCACGGTGAAGCTCGACCGCGCCACCCGCACGCTCTCGGTGCAGTTCCGCGTCACGTGCGAGGACGGCGAGAGCGCGGCCGACGAGGTGTCCTTTGCTATCGCGTGAGGAGCAGCCATGCCGATAACTTCTACTGGCTATCAGCGGCGGACGAGAGACGTGGTGCTGCAGAGCATCCAGGACGCGCTGCGGGACAAGATCTCCCTCAAGCTCGACCTGGCCGAGCGCACGGTGCTGGGCAACACCTCCAACATCGACGCCGAGCGCATCGACGAGCTCGAGCAACTGGCGGAGGAGGCCTACAACGCCTTTGACCCAGACAACGCGAGTGACGACCGGCTGGTGGCGCTGGCTCTGCTCACGGGCGTTCCGCGACGCGGCTCCAGCAAGGGCCTGGTGAGTGCCACGATCGACATCACGGGCGCGCACACCTACGCTCCGGGAGCGCTCGCCGCCCACGTCGTGGATGAGCCCACCAACCGCTGGCTCAACCGCGATGAGATCGTGACCCCCTTTTCCGATAGCTACGTCGCAGTCTTCGAGAGCGAGTCGGCGGGAGCCGCTGCCGTGGCGGAGGCGGCCACGCTGACCGTGATCGCAACCCCCGTGGCCGGCTGGAACAGCGTCACCAACGCGAGCGCGGCGACGCCGGGCAAGGACATCGAGTCGATCGCGGAGCTGCGCATCCGGCGCGAGCAGTCCGTGGCCGCTGGCGGCTCGCGCACCAGAGGCGCCATCCGCGCCAAGCTCATCGCCATCGAGGGAGTGCTCTCGGCGGAGGTCTTCACCAACACAGGCAGCGCCGTCGATGCGAACGGCATTGGACCGCACGGCATCCGCCCCGTGATCTGGGACGGCTCGCCCGCTGCCGCGGACGATCACGCGATTGCGCAGGCCATTCTAGACCACGCGGCAGAAGGCATTTTGTCGCAGGGATTGCACTCTGGCACGGCCCGTGACCCCGATACGGGCGCGCCCGCGACGGTCAACTTCGACCGGGCAGAGACATCCGACGTTACGGTGGCCGTCAACATCGAGTCGGAAACGGGCGTGTCGGTCGATGACGTCAAGGCCGCCATCCTCGCAAAAATGCCGGCCGTGGTAGGTCGCGAAGTCACGTTTCACCGCCTGGCCAGCTCCGTCTTCGGCGTGGACGGCGTCGATGACTACGCGAGCTTCACGGTCAACGGCGGCACCGCCGACCTGCCCGCGGTGCAGAACCGGATCTACCTGCTCGACGAGAGCGACATCACCGTTACGGGGGATGTGACCTGATGGCGGAGGGTACGACCGCCATCGATATCGCGCTCACGACCGAGGGCGACGCCGACGGGTCGGAGCTCATCGAGCTCGGCGAGGGGCGCGGCATCTTCACCACCCCGAGTGGCCCGCTGCAATACGTGCCCAACCACGAGGAGCTGGGCATCCTCCAGCTCGCGCCTCCCTTCTGGGGTAAGCCCCTCGTGGCGGGCCTCCTGCAGGCGTTCCTCCGCGAGATCCAGGAGCTGGAGGACACGCTCTGGGAGATGCTGGAGCTGCGCACCATCGAGGCGGCGGACCTTCCCAGGCTCAAGGTGCTCGGCAAGATCGTGGGCCAGCCGCGCCTTGGCTTCGACACGGAGACGTACCGGCTGCTCATCGAGGCACGCGCTCTCGCCAACGTGAGCCGCGGGCGCGCGAGCGACATCCTCCGCGTCCTGAATCTGCTGCTGGGGGAGGCCGACTACGAACTGCACAAGCCGGGGGACGCGACCCTGGTGCTCGTGGCGCTCGATCCCGTAAGCGGCAGCGGTCTCAACCTGGTGAGGCAGATATTGCCGGACGTCGTCGCGGCTGGCGTGGGGCTGCACTTCATCAGCTCCGCGGAGACGGGCGCTGGCGTACTCGGCTTTTACCCCGTCTTGCGCGGTAGCGACCTGGCGGGCAACTTCATCTTCGACAGCACTGCCACACCCGGCGTCGATGCAACGCCGATGCTCGGAGTCACCACACTATGACTGCCAAAATCCCTCGCGAGTGGGCATCCAATTCGACCTTCTCCGGCGGCGCACACGCCACGGAGGACACGAAAGTAGATCCTGGCGCCGCCATCGCGGCGAACGGCTGCTATCCCGATCTCGGCTTCGCCGCAGAGCATGTCAATCACCAGTGGAACGCGATGTCCTCGGCAGATCGGAGGGCCATGTTGCTCGCCGCCTGCCACCTGACGCCTCTAACCATTGCCGATGGCGGCGCAATCGACGACGGGGCCGAGGCAATGGCGGCTCACATCGCAGACGTTACGGCCTATGGCTCCGCCGCAGTCACGCTCATAAAGGCTGGCACTGCAGATGTCTTCTATGCCTACGACGAGCAAATGAGCGAGTCGAGCGGCACGATAGCGTCTGTGACGTCGGCCGTGCGAGACGCCGCCTCCAATGGGTCGCGCATCGTCGCAATCGGCGACGGCGGCAACTTGAACACCTACTCTGACGACAACGGAGACACGTGGTCCGCTGGAGCGGCTGGGGTGGCCGGCGCGGTGCAATTCATCAGCTACTCTCCGCATGCAGACAAATTCATTGCCGGCGGCTCGGGCACGGGGAGCGTCTATTCATCACCCGATGCGGCGACCATCTGGGCCAGCGCCGGGACCGGTTTTGCGGCCCCTCTTGGCCTCGCGGTCCTGTCGAGCGGCACCATCGTGGTGCTGGGAAATGTGGGCATCGAGCCCCGCTTCAGCCGCTCTACGAACGATGGCGTGAGCTACTCGGGCAGCGTCAGCCCGCCGAGCGCCAACACTGCCGAGGAGCCAGGCGACCTCGCGGGTTGCCCTCAAGTCTCAGGCAACGGGAACCTCGTCTACCACGTGATGCGCTGCAACGCGGGGGCACGCCTACGTTGCGCGGTCAGCGCAGATGGGGTGACCTGGACGGCGACCGCGACGATCGAAGCGCCTTCGGGAGGGGGCTTCTCCGCCCGGCCCAGGCTGCTCTGCTGCAAATCGACTGGGTTGCTCGTGATCGCGGCCCCAATTAGCGGGGTGGGTAGCTCGCTGGTCCTCTACGCGAGTATCGACGGCTCAGACTGGGTTGGCCCGCTGTTGGTTCGGAATGTGGCGGTGGCGGCCTTTGCAATCCAGTCCGGGCGTCTGTTCATGACCCGTGATGACGGTATGTGGGCGAGCGCCGGCATCGGCTGATCCGTGCCCAGTCCGGAGCAACGTTGACCCGGCGCGGGACACGCGGGCCCCAGCGCTAGGGAGCGTTTCAAGGGTAGCTGCCGGATGCCGTTCAGGTGGCAAATGCATCTGGGGAAAGAGCTGCTCCGGACGTGCCTGGCAGGCCTCACCGTCCATCTCGTCGTCGTCTCGGCCTGCTCGGCAGGTGGCGGCGGTGACGGTGACGGCCCTGAGCTCCGGTTGGCCACCGGCTCCGACGCCGGTCGCACCACCGCCGACCCCGCCAATGCAGAGCAGGCTCGCCCCACCGACAGGCGCGACGCCGGCCAGGCGCCGTCTCTGCTCCTGCCTGTTGCCGAGGCGAAAGCCAATGAGAGCGGCAGCCGCCTCAAGGCGCGGTGGTTCGTGGGCGACGATGCTGCACGCGAGTTTGTGGGATGGTTCGACTCGGAGCTAAAGACCGAGTGCGCGTTCAGCCGCGGGCGAGATGGCCTATTGCGATGCCTCCCCACCAGCGGGGCAACGCCTCTGTACACCACGTCCGACTGCACAGGGCCACTAGTCTACTCGGTGCCAGTGAGCTCGTGCGACACTCATCCAGCGGTTGGCATCTTGGCGGCTGACATCGCGCCCAATGCCTGTGCGGCAACGAGCAACCGCTACTTCTCGCTCAGCGACGAGGTAGTGCCGGAAGCGACCTACTTCCTGAGCGGTTCTCTCTGCAAAACAGTCGACGTCGACTCAGCCCACACGTACTGGACGCAGGGTGCTGAGCTCCACCCATCCCGCTTCGTCTCTGCAGAGATCGTGACGGAGTAAGCCGTCGCGGACACGGACCGCCCTTAGGCTCGCAGCTTCCTCTTCGTCGGTCGCTTGCTCGCGCCCAGCACCTCGTCTGCCTTCGCGTCGAGCAGCTCCCGTATTAGCTCGGCAACCGTCTTGACGAGTACGGCCGCGAGTTCCTTGTGCCGGGCGTGCTCCTCTTCGGTCACGGGCACGACGTGTCGCTTGGTCGAGGCGCCGCTCTTGCCCGGCCGGAGCGCGTACCGATTGCCCTTTGCCGCTGTCATGAGTCTATGTAGGGACTATAGCGGTTCAGGCGCGGGCGGACCAAGGTTCCCGGCTCAGCCTGCGCCCGCAGCGCTCAGAGGCTCCGCTTAAACTCTTCGAAATCCAGACCGAACTGGCGGGCTACGCCGCGCACGTAGACGTCCGAGAGCTCGCTCTTGGGTCCGTTATGCGCTGGGAGCATGAAGCACACTCCACCCTCGGGGCGCCGCGCCTTCCAGTGCGAGCCGCCGCCGCGGGGTGGGTCAACGACGATGCCCCGGTCCTGCAGCGCACGAACGATCGCGTTCAGTCTCGCCGGCACCGAGTGCTCAGCAAGCAGCGCCAGCGCGGCGCTGCGAATTGAATTGAGCCATCAGCCAAGCCGACGGCAGCTGCTCGAGCCGTGGATGCGGCTGAATCTGCCCCGCTTGCCCAGGGAGCGGCTGCGCCGGTGCGTAGACGGGACCCTCTACTCTCTCGAGCTCGAGGCGGAATTGGAGCGCCACCATTCCGCGCTCCATCCCTACGAATTCAGCACCTGCGAGCTGGGTCACCTGGCGGCCCTCGCTCAGTACGCGATTGAGCTCTGTAGTGTACTCTGGGGGCGCCGACTGCCGCTCGAGCGGCGAGCGCCCGTGCATGAGATCATCCACGATGCACTCGCACATCGCCTCGGAAGTCATCTCGATGGCTTGCTGGAGAGAGTCGCCGACCGACATAATGTCCAACTCCAGACAGTGCCCGACCCATTGGCCAGGAACGTCATCGACTGGCCTCATCAACAGCCAGAAGTTACGTGCGAATACCTTCATGCTCCCGTCCTATAAACTATGCAGCCTCGACCTCGGATTTCAATCCCTACTTGACAAGTGCTGAAAGGGTTCGCAGTGGGCCAACCTTTCGGCACCGGTAAATGACACTTCTGGCGAACCTTCTATTCCGTTCCCGAGCGCTCAGCACGGCGATTCCCTGCGTTGTCCCGGCCGCCTCACCAGCTGACGTCGCGCGGTTGGGGGCTGCAGACCCATCCGCTCCCCCCACCGCCTGCGGACCTGAGCAGCCCAGCGCGCGTAGCGGGGCGGGTCCTGGAGGGCCTCCCGGAACGCGAGCTCGGCCTCGCTGAGGTCCGGGTAGGCGATCACCCGGTCATCCGCCGAAGCTGGTCGACGGCGTCCTGGGCGCTCACGGCGGTGATGCGGGGCCAGCCGTGAGTCCGCGCCCGCCATTTCAGCTGCGCCTCGGTGAAACTGATCGGTCGCACCTTGCACTCGACGGGCACCCAGTAGTGCGAGACGACTCGCGAGCCGTCGGCGCTCAGCTCCATCCGGCTGATCCCCACCAGCAGATCCTCGACCCCGCCCCCTGCCGCGGAGAGGTCCATCACCGGGTAGCCCAGGGCCTCGATGGCCTGCTTGATGGCGGGCTGGTTGCTGTCGGCCTTGCCACGAGCGGCGGGGTTGCGGGCGGTCATGCGCGGCGCAGCGCCGCCAGCGCGCCGAGCACGTGCACGTTGTTGCCCGGGGCCTCCCGGTGCTCGAGGAGAGCGACGGCTTCGGAGATGCAGGTCACCAGGCGGTCCCGGCGGCGCTTCACCTCCGCCCAGGCCGCGTGCTCCTTGTCGCACATCACGTGGAGCGAATCGGACTCGGCAGCTAGCGCCTTCACCTGCTCCTCCAGTGCGTGGATCTTCGCCACGTCCTGCACGCGCGGGGCTTCGTGGCTCGCCTGGAGGTTCTCGATTCGCTGCTCGAGGCCCGCTACCTTCTGCCGCAGCGTCTGCTCGTGGTCGGAGACCGCGACTTGCCGGGCTAGTTCGGTTTCCGCGTGGTCTGCGCGCGTCAACTTCAACTCGTCGGCGAGCCGACACACCTCGCACTCGCTGCACATGCAGTCGGCGCGGTGCGCGCTCACGACAGGCCCCCTCTCTGCGCGAGCAGCGCGAAGACGACCCCGCACATGAACAGCCAGCGCCCCGCCTCCTGCGCCTTCGGAGGGAACGGGGCGATCCAGAACGCGAGCCCGAGCGCGGCCACCACCAGGGCGACGAGCAGCGGGCTCACGTGATCCTCCCGTCGTCTTCAGGACTGGCGATGGGGGTGGCGTCGTTGGCCGCCCGCGCCTGCGGCTGGGCAGCCACCGGGGCTGGCGCTGGCTCGGACGCCTTGGGAGGGCTCCTCTTGCCCAGCGAGATGCGACGCCCCTCTGGGGTGCCCTCCGGCACCGCGGACGGGGCAGGCTCGCCGGTGGTGAGGAGGGGATCTTCGCCCACCTCGCCCTCCCCGGCGCCGAGCGTGCTGCCGTTGATGCGCTGGTAGATGCGGAAGGCGACCTTGCGCGCTGCCTTCCCCAAGATGGCGTCGGCGCCCATGCCCGCGTTGACCTTCACGGGGATGCGCAGATCGGGGCCGCCCTGCTCCTGGATGCAGCGCAAGCTCATGGGCTTGCCGTTGAAGCACCAGGTCGCGACGTACGGCACCAGCGCGCCCTTGTCGCCCGCGAGCTGCGGCACGCCGGGCTGGTGCACTAGATCGGTGAGCCCGGGGTACTCCGCGACCTTGCGCTCCCAGCCAGCGCGGGCCCCGTAGAAGCCGCCCGCGATGATGTTGAACTCGTTGCCGACCACGTAGAAGCCGCGGAGCATCGCTTCGATGCAGCAGTCGCGCACGATGTTGAGGCCGTAGCCCCCGTCCTTGTCCTTGTCGGTCAGAAACCCGAGCTTGCTGCCCTGCAGGGGCATTAACACGGTCTGCACGAAGTGGTCGCTCAGGGCCGCGCGCAGCGCACTGATCCCCTGCGCCATGCGCACGGCCTGCATAAACGTGGGCAGCTTGCCGATCACGTCCACGCCGCACTCGCTCAATGCGCTCTCGATCTCCTTCGACGCCTTCTCGATGGCTTGGTTGGTGTTGCTCATGATGCCTCTCTCTCGGTGTTTTGAGTGGCCTCGGGCGATTCGGTCGACGCGGTGGCGGGCTCGCGCCGCACGACGAGGCTCACGGTGGTGCTGGTTTCGATGGCGCCGGCCTCGTCGAGCTTCGCCTGCAGTGCGCGGACCGCGCCGGCACCGTTGCCCTTGCCGGCCTTCTTCTTCACGAGGCCCTCGGCCTTGCTGAGCGAGATGGTGAGGACCTCCGCCATCTCTTCGTCCCCGAGCTCGGCCGTGAGCACGGGGAACGCTTGCAGCACGTTCAAGTGCCGCTTCTCGCTGGACTGTAGCATCAGCCGCTTGCCGCCGCCCACGATGGCACCGTTCCGCATCACCTCCGCCTTGATGGCGCCGCGCACTCGTTCGGCCACCTTGGCTGCGAAGTCCGCCTTCTCCAGGATGGCCACGACCCGGTCCGGCTCATCGCGCACCATCTGCTGCAACGTCTCCGCATCCTCGATGCGGCCCGGCAGATCCCGGTCTGCCACGATGGCGAAGTCCCGCCGCGCCAGAGCGTTGGCCGCCGGGCACTCGTGGCTGCGGGGGCAGTACTGGCAGTGTGTGCCGGGACGGTAGACGCCGTCCCATTGCACGAGCTCCTCCTCGATGCGGGCGAGCCAGGCGTAGAGCCCCTCCCGGTTCATCGAGTAGTGCTCGTACTCCTGGTCGCGCACCCA